TGTATAGACTCAAATCCAAAACTATGAAAAAAAATATCCAAAACTACGATGAAGTAAATAAGATACCTAAATCGTACGCACCAACACCAAGAGGGTATAAGGATGCAGCGAAAGCCCCAAAGGATATGCCTAACAACGGACATCACCCAAATTATAAAGGATAATGGCAACAGCACTATTTATATCACGCACAGACTTAGTTAAAAACAGTATCATTGATGGTAATGTTGATACTGATAAGTTTATTCAGTTTATCAAGATCGCACAGGAGATTGAGATTCAGAACTATTTAGGTACAGACCTTTACAATAAGATTAGCGCAGACATCGTTGCAGGTACGCTTACAGGCGATTATCTTAACCTTGTTAATGATTATGTACAACCAATGCTTATATGGTGGGCGCAGGTTAATTATTTACCTTATGCTGCTTATCAAATAAAGAATGGTGGTGTATTTAAGCACACATCAGAGAACGCAGAAAGTGTAAGCAAAAACGAAGTAGATTACTTAGTAGAAAAGGCTCGTAATACAGCAGAGTACTACACACGCAGGTTTGTTGATTACATGAGTTTTAATAGCTCTACGTTCCCTGAGTATAATAGTAATTCAGATAGTGATGTTTACCCCGACAAAGATAGCTTATTTAACGGATGGGTACTGTAAAATATAAACCGAAAGAAAGAAACGTAGTTAAACTAAAAAGATTCTTACAAAACAACGAAAGTAAGGTATGGCAAATCTTCAAAACAAAAGAATAAAAGACACCTACGAGGGGTTAATCAAAACTACTGATAACAACGCTATTAGTGGGGAGGTTGAACTTACCGATGGTTCAGGTAATGGTACAGGGGTTAGCGTGTCCACAGATGGGCGTGTAGTGGCATCAGGTACTGTTTCTTTTGGTTCTTTGAAGGATACAGGCGAAAACATTACGATTACTAAGTTTGTTGACGAAGCAGATGGTATTGCAAACAATGACAACGACACTTCTATTCCCACAGTTGCAGCAGTTAAGGACTATGTAGATAGCACCGAACTTGACACAGTTACAAGTGTAAACACACAGACAGGCGATGTAGTCTTAGGAACGGATAACATAAGTGAGGGATCAAGTAACCTATATTATACAGAAGATCGTGTAAATGCAAATACAAACGTAGCTGCTAACACACTTAAAAACACTTATCCTACTGCTGATTCAAATAAGGTAGGGCATATTACAGTAACACAAGCTGTAAACTTAGACACAATAGAATCCAACGTAGCTACTAATAATGCAAAAGTAAGCTTTAATATTAGTGCATCATCTAAGCTATCAGGCATAGAAAGTGGTGCGGAGGTTAATCCCACATCTACTGATCAACTAAACGAGGGTGCATCTAATTTATACTTTACAGATGCACGTGTTTCGGCAAATAGTACAGTAGCATCAAATACCGCTAAGACAGGTATAACATCGCAACAAGCGACAAACATAACCACCAATAACGCAAAGGTAGGAATTACCACACAACAGGCATCTGATATTACTGCTAACAATTCAAAGGTAGGTATCACAACTACCCAATCTGATGCGATTACAGCAAATACAGCTAAAGTTGGTATAACAACCGAACAATCTAATGCAATAGTAACTAATACCGCAAAGGTTGGCATAACAACACAACAAGCATCGGACATAGTTACCAATAATGCTAAAGTTGGCATAACAACAACACAAGCCAATGAGATAACCGCTAACACTTCTAAGGTTGGTATTACTACGCAACAGGCGAGCGATATAACAACGAATAATGCCAAAGTGGGTATAACCACTCAACAGGTGAGTGATATCACGTCAAACAACGCTAAAGTGGGTATTACGACCACACAAGCTAATAACATAACAACTAACAACGCTAAAATAAGTTTTGATAGTACTTCATCTACTAAGTTAGCAGGTATTGAAACAGGTGCTGAGGTAAACACAGTAGATAGCGTAAACGGACAAACAGGCGCAGTATCATTAAGCACCTCAAACATAAGTGAAGGTTCAAACCTCTACTATACAGATGCACGAGTTACAGCTAATAGTAGTGTGGCAGCTAACACAGCTAAAATAAGCTACAATACAACAGATTCAACTAAAGTAGGTTATATTAGTATAAGTCAGGCGGTTGATTTAGACGTTGTAGAAAACAAACAAGATAACCAATATAAGATAATTGGTATTGCTATGGATTATTCAAACAGAGTGTTATCAGATAGTGGAACTGCTGAGGGTAGCCAAAGTATTATGGAAAATATAGAAACTTTAATCTTAAACTAATGAGCATATACGATAATGCAGGTGTTGCGTTAATACCATCAGGAACTAAAGCGAGTAAGCTATATTCGGTTTTACCTGCTAATGGCGATGGGGATTTTACACATAGTAGAGGTTCAACTGCGACACGAGTTAATAAAGATGGACTAATAGAAAGCGTTGCTACAAACGTACCTCGTTTAGATTACCCTTTAATTGATGGCGTAGTACAGGATTGCCCCGCTTTACTTTTAGAGCCGAGTAGAACGAATTACAGTATTTATTCAGAAGATACTTCAACTTGGACTTATACAGAGTTTGGTAGTGGTAGTGCGGGTACTATAACAACAGGCAAAACTGATATGTTTGGTGGCACAAATGCTGTGCAAGTTGATTTTCCTTCAAACGCTGAAAATGTATCTGTTCGCTTTGGGCATACTTCATCATCTATATCATCAGGTACTGTTTCTTTAACTTTATATATAAAACTTGTGTCAAGTGGTTCTAAAAATCTACAATTAAGGGCATCAACCTCTGATATAATAAACGTGAATAGTACAGAGTTTGTAAGATACGAAGTGAGTGGTACAAAAGGCTCATCAGAAGCGTTGCAATTAAAACTACGCCCAAGTGATGGTACTTCAAGTGGTGGTTTTTCTATTATTGTTTGCCACCCACAAGAGGAAGTAGGAAGCTATCCAACTTCGTATATCAAAACTACTTCAGGACAGGTAACTCGTTCAGCAGATGCTTGTAATGGCTCAGGAACAAGCGCAGATTTTAACGACAGCGAAGGTGTTTTGTTTGCTGAAATAGCTGCTTTAAGCGACACTACAACAGCTTATACTTCTATCGGTGTTGGTAGTGGTTCTTCAAGTAATAGAATTGGATTAGGGTTTAACCCAAGCTCTCAAATTTATGTTTATAAAAACACAACAACGAGTTGGGTTGCAACACAAAATGCAAACATAGAATTGTTTAACAAAGTAGCTTTATCTTACAACACAAACGATAACGAATTTTGGTTAAATGGATTTAAAGTATCTACTAACACCACAATAGGCGATATAGCACAGCCAAACGAATTACGCTTTTCGGCATCTTATGGGGGCGAACAATTTTTCGGTAACACAAAACAACTAATGACTTTCAAAACAGCACTAAATGACAGCGAACTTGAAACGCTTACAAGTTGGGATTCTTTTAACGCTATGGCAACAGGACAATTATATACAATAGAATAATGGCAAATACTTTTAAATTCGGTAATGGAAATTGGGCGGTTAAAGACGGGCAAGCTTTAGCGTATAATGACGAAAACAATAACTTCAAACCTTTACCTTTTGACTTTACAAGGGCATCGTCAGCTACAAGGGTAAACAAACAGGGGTTAATTGAAACAGTAGGAAGTGGCAAACCTCGTATTGACTTTTTAGATAACACAAGTGGGCATCTACTACTTGAGCCGAGTAGGACAAATAGTTTGCTACAATCTAATCAATTCAATACTACTTGGGCTTTAAGCTCTTCGATCGCTTTGACAAGTGGACAAAGTGGGGTAGGAGGTTCAACAGATGCTTGGTTATTAAAAAAAACAGATGCATCCTCAAGATATATAATTCAAAATATAACTTTAATTAGCTCAACTTACTCATATAGTGTTTTTGCTAAAAAAGAAAGTGGTAATTGGTTGTATGTTAGATTGGCAGATAGTGGTGGTTCTTTAGCATCCACTTCATATTTTGATTTAGAAAATGGAGTTGTAGGAAGTACTTCCGCTGATAGTTTATCTATTCATAGTTATAACAATGGATGGTATCGTTGTGAAGTTAAATTCACACACTCTATTGGTAATGTAAGAATGTATCCGGCAGTAGGGAATGGAAGTCCATCAGGTGGTTCGGGAGGAGAAGGTATTTATATACAAAACGCACAATTAGAACAAGGAAGCGCAACAAGCTACATACCAACAGAGGGGTCAAGTGTAACGAGGGTTGCAGAAGCAGCTAATGGTGCAGGTAATTCAACTGTATTTAATGATAGTGAGGGTGTACTGTATGTAGAAATAGAAGCACTTGCTAATGATGGTACTTTTAGAAATATATGTATATCAGATGGTGGCTCAAGCGATAAATTACAACTTTATTACCGACCAACAGGCAACCAAGTAACCGCACTAATTACAGCATCTTCTTCTATTCAAGCAGTAATAACTGTAACGATATCAAGTGTTTTACAATTCAATAAAATAGCACTTAAATACAAGCAGAATGATTTTGCTTTATGGATAAATGGTGTTGAAGTAGGAACAGATACAAGTGGAAGCACACCAACAGGTTTAAATGAATTAGATTTTAATGATGGTGTTGGTAATAATGACTTCTATGGGAAAGTAAAGGATTTAAAAGTTTACAACACAGCACTAACAGATACAGAACTTCAAAATTTAACAACGTAACAATTACACCTATAATAAAAACGAGGGTAAATCTTTACATAAGAAAGAACATAAGATAAGAAAATAAAAAAAACTATACATATAAACACCAATAGTTATAACCAAAAGTTAATATAAAATGAAATATTTATTTAAAAAGTACGAGTTTGACACACAGGAACAAGCAGAAGAGAAAATAGCTGCTCTTCCACACGAAACCGATGAAGATGGTAACGAATACCCATCTCACAATCACACAATAGTAAAACTTGGTTATCTATGGGTTACAGAACCTACCTTTAACGAGGAGGGAGAAATAGAAACTGATGGTGTTGCATCTGATAGTTATTCA